CCCTTTCGTATTAAACACCTCAAGTGTTCTGGTTAAGCTATCAGCAACAGTTATTTTGGTAGGCTCTGTCCCTGATACATGGGATAATTTAGCGACAGTTCTGGAAGATGGTATAGACTTAGCGTTGCCATTGAGAAAACGTGTAATATTAGTAGGGCTAGTACCTGCTTTGGTTGCCCACTCATACGCACTCATTTTTTGGTTCTGGATTACTCCTCGCATCCAAACCTTTAACGCTTTACGCTCTTGTTCATCTATGGTATTCTGCATTATCACACCATATCCAGATTCAATAATTAAATCATCATTAATAAAAGCACAATATAACACATTTTTTTCCTTGTAAACTATGCATTATTGCAGTATAGATAACTACATGATATTGTCAAACTATTTAAAACAACTACAAGATATAGCATATGATAATGATGTTCGTCTTATCGATATGTTTACTCAAGCCAACGTTCCAACTAGCACATACTATAGGGCTATCAACGGAATGGAGTTACGTTTTAGCACAGCACAAAAGGTAGCAAATGCAATCAGATCAGATATTTCAATACCGATCAGTACCAGTTCCGGTTGATCCGAACTGGCTAGAATTAGTAGGTAAGTTAGTTAAAAAAAGAAACAAACTTAAAATATCTCAAGAAGCTTTAGCATTTAAAATAGGTTGTGCAAATTCGCTCATAGGTAAATGGGAAAGATACGAACGCCTACCATCAGGTTATATGCTTCTATATTGGGTTCAAGCATTAGACTGTAAAATAAAAATCAAATGAAAAAGTGTGATGTATGTGGCGTAACATCAAGATATTTTATGAAAGTCAAAAACCTGCAGACATTCTTTGTCTGTTTTTCATGTAAGGAGAAATCAAATTGGCAAGCAACGCTAGCAGAAAAGGAACATATCACGAAAATTTCTTCGTTAAATTATTCAAGGCGTGGAAGATCAAGGCGAAAAGGCAACCGCTCTCTGGAGCGTTGGGAGGAGAATATAAAGGAGACTTAGTTTTAGAATTAAATGGCCATGAAATTATAGCTGAAGTTAAGTACAGAAAAACTGGTAGCTTTCCCTCTCCTTTCACTGTCATGCAAAACAGAGATGCGGTTCTTTATAAACGTGGAGGCAATGCAGAACCTAGATGGGTTATGTTTTTTTCAGAAGAAACTGTAAGTAAGTTATTTAAAAAAGGATAAATAAATGGCACGACCAGTAATTAAATTCGATCAAAAACATTGTGCTGAATGTGGTATACTCTTACCACCCGTAACATTTAAAAGACCATACGCTAAACTTTGCCCTGAGTGTAAGTTTGATAGAAGATCAGGTAACCATGAAATCAGACAAATATTTAAAGACCTAAAAAAGAAACCACAAGAGGTTGAAGATTGGGGTAGTGAAAACATTAAAACAAATGATGATCAGTTCTTTAGAAAACCAAAATGGTAATCTATTTTTCTAACAAACCTTTACGATAACCTTGTGATCTATTGTATGTAAGTTCTTCTTTTCTCCCATTAGGTACATAAGAACAATGAATCCAACCAGTATTACCACCAGTAAAACATTCTAATATTAACTGATCGAATTGTAAATTGTCTGAAATCCATTCAGCTAAATCATAATTAGAAATGCCCGGAACTTCAAAGTCTACTGCTTGTCCTTTGGCATGTTGGCTTGTAGCTTTACTTCCTATAGCTTCACACAATGCAACTGATCTATACCCACTTGACACCATAAAAGCACCATACTCATTTCTTATTGGTTGTAATATATTTTCAGCTAATTCACCCATATTATATATAGCATCTGCATCTGGGTTGTTGGCTATCCCTAATCTATCAGCAGTCTGACTCTTAACTAACTCAGCTAAACTAAAGTTCTTAGATAACATTACCATTACTTTCTATCCTTACCTTTTAATCGTTCGAGTGTACGCATACCACCAAGACCAAGCATACCCATTAGTACGGGTAACATTGTTGCCGTATCTGCTTGTGGTATATCTATTCCAAACCCTGCACATAATGGTGAAACTAAAAAGTTCACAAGAAATCCAAGTACACATACCCAAGCGGTAGCGGGTCTCCACGAAGATTGAAACCAATTACCTTTTGCTTCAGCTTCATTAACTTTGATCTGTGCTAGTGCAATTTCTTGTGCGTGCTTCTCTGCCATAGTAGAAATTTCATGGCTTAACTTTTGTTTTGTATCTGCATCTGGGACAAACTTATCTAGTATGCTAGTTACTGCAGGAATTAAAGCTGTGATCATTGTATTATACCTTTCTTTTTAGCTATTATAAATAAGACACCAATCACACCCGCCAATACAGTTGCTATTAGAATCCCTAATATAATTTTGAGAATCATATCTTGTATATGTTGCTTACGTTTTTGTGCTTTGATGCGTGCTTCTTTCCTAGCTTTCCTAGCATCAGCACAGTATTGTATGTAGTCATTGTAAAGATTGGCTCTGCCATAAAGTTGCATGAACTCCCGGAGTTGATCTTTCTTTACTCGTATCTGCTCCAGTGCCATAAACTCTTCCAAGTCATTGTCTGTTTTGCCAAGAAAGTTAGTCCATATACTATTCTTTTTTTTATGTAAATCTTGTTGGAGTTGGTCTTCAGCACCTACGAATTTTGCAATCGAAGCACCTGCTGAACTTATATCACGACCATTTTCTATTGTTTGTTTAATAATTTGGAAAGCACTATTTGCGACAACTAGCATTTCGAGCATTGTCTACCTCACTAGTAAACCTATGAGTAAAACAATAGCAGTGCCACTAGTACCAATCATTATATGTTCGATACGTTTTATTCTAAGTATAGTTTCTTTCCATCTTTCAGCACATACTGCCTCGTGAGTGTCTATCTGTGCTTTTACTTCAGATGCTTTGACCATCTACTATTCCTTTGGGTATTTGTCTTTAACTGCTTTGATTGTAGTTTTCCAACCTGCAATACCACTATGATAAATTTTATCTAATTGTTCTTGAATAGGTGGATATTCATCTTCTCTTTTTTCAGCATATGTTCTGTTAGCAATTCTATCAGCTTCGGCATCTGCTATTGCTTTTTTTTCATTTGCATGTTTGTTTTCAAAATCGAAAGAAGATATATCTGTTATTGTTGCATTTGGTGTGCCATCGTTGTACTCAATTTCGCCTGATGAACCATTCCATTGTATTGCATGAATATTAGAAGCAACACTATAATCAGTAGCATCTACTTGCACTCCATCTAAAATGAGTTGATTTTTATTATCATCACCATCTTTTATATAAGTTATTTTTGCCATTTTTCTCTCCTTTAAGCTAAATAATACCAACCAGTGGCTATGTATTTATTATGTGTGTAAACTGGATTACCTCTGTGTGTATGTGTAAATGATGCCGGGAAAAAACAAACAGAGCCTTTTTTAGGTTGTACTGTTATGCCGTATTCAAGAAACTCTGTTTCACCCTCACCTTTTGGTACATCATTTAAATATATTGTCCATGTCAAAATTCTGCTAGATGCTTCACCACTATGATGTTCGCAATGCCAAGTATGAAAGCCTCCTTTAGGTGGTGTTCTTTGCACTTTAATTCTAGTACTATAATATTGTTTCATTTCAAGTGATGGATATTCAGCACCATATTTTTTCAAACCTTTGTCTAATATTTTATTTGTTTGTTGTTGTAAGTCTTTTGTATAATTTCTTTCTTCATCGAAAAACAAAGCAAAATCTTTTCTGTTTTGCATTCCTTGATTTGTAATAGTGCCATCAGCTCCATGATCTCTTAATGAGGAATCTGCATATATTCTTTCCCACGCCTCAATCATTTTATCACAATAATCATCAGGTGCTAAATTTTCGTAAGAACTTATAAAAGTTAGATTTTTTACTTTAGTCATGTCATTCATTGTTTAATTATCCCCTTGTTTTTAAACTCTAATATTTTTGACATTTCTAATAAACTCTGATTAGAATCGTTTGCCTTTACCATTTCATTTCTAAATGATTCTATAGCACCCCCAGTTTGCCTAGCTTGCATAGCATTCTCTACCAGTAAGGTTGGCAACCAAGCTATAGCACAAGCATACTCATCTACTTCTTTGCCATCATTTGGATTTGTGCCTTTCATCTGAACAAACCATGCACATTTAAATTGTTTACATTTTTTAAAATTATGTAATGGGCAATTTTCTTCAACCTTTAACTGCATATTAGTCCTTATTGGCTATGATAAAATCTACATATTGCACATTAATAGTTGCAGTAGATGCTCCAACTGCTAAGTTTCCTGCAGTTACATTACCACTTAATGATGGAGCACCAGTCATGCTACCACTTAAATTGTGTCCATGATTGTGTGAAGAACCACCACCAGTATTCGCAACTGCATTAGGTATATTTCCTCCTCTAGCACCATTATTACCTCCATTAACACCAGCTCCATTTTGTGGAGGATTCCCAAAACTAAAAAGATTATGACCATGAGAGGGCATTTGACTAACACTTAGAGTTGTATTTGAAATATTACCACTCATACTAACTGCTAAGTTTCCAGAGGCGACTGCTAAGTTACTTCCCGGGTCTCCACTTACACTTCCACCTGCAACTGCAGGAGTTGCCATCGCAGTACTAAATGCCACACTACCACCAGTTCCTACTGTTCCAGTTTGAAGCCTTATTGCTTTATCATTATGAGTTGTTTGCTTTGTCCAACCAGTAGGTGCAGTAGTTTGTTGAAATAACATTGACGTACCAGAGGCAAACGCTTCAACTGTAGCAAAACTTAATGCACCTGATCCATCTGTTTTAAGAAATTGACCTGCACTACCATCTGCCGTTGGATAAGATAGACCATCAAGTACAACTTTACCTGATCCATTTGGAGTAATAGCTATATTGCCATTAGATGCTGATACTATTGAGTTTCCATTAACATCTAAGTTTTCTTGCATGATGTCACTTCTCATTAAAGAATGACCACCTGCAGTACTTCCATCATGAACTACTAGTGTTTCTTTATCTGTATCTATCGTTACTTCTCTATCTGCACCAGTAAACGATCCATGTTGCGAGGTTGTGCCACCTCTAAGTTTAAGTAATTTAGCCATTATGCAATACTCCCAAAATCAATAGTTAAGTTATCTGTGTTTACAGTTCCATTAAGATTTATTTCACCACTTCCATTAGGTGCAATAGTTATGTCACCGTTACTTACAGATACTATAGAATTTCCATTTACATCTAAATTGCCTCCTAATTGTGGTGTTGTATCTACCAACAATGAAGTCATTGCACCTGCAACCACAGCTACCCATGAACTTCCATTATAATAATTTAAAGAATTTGCAGTTGAATTATAATATAAATCCCCCTCATCTAAAGATGAAGTGGGTGCAGATGATGCAACTCTATATTTCTCTGCAAATGAGGTTACTCCTGCAACATTGCTTGCAACAGTTCCAATGTTAGTAATAACTCCACTTGCATTTAAATTTGCTATATTTGTAATAACACCACTTGCATTTAAGTTAGCTATGTTTGTATTTGCATCTGCAACTGTATTAATATTTGTTATAGCATTAGCTACTGTATCAATATTGTTGCCACTACTTGTATCTATACTATCAGCAATAGAACCTAAATCTTCGGTAGATGTTATTTCACCTGCTACTATATTTATATTATTCTGACTTGATGCACTTGGTGCTGTAGCTTGAAATATACTACCATTATATGCTCTTAATTCATTAGTAGTTGTATTAAAAAATAAATCACCTGCATCATTATCACTACTAGGCTCACTAGATGCAACTCTATATCTTTGTGAAAAACTATTAACACCAGTTATATTAGTAGCAACTGTTGATAAGTTGTTTATATTAGCAGTTGTTGCCATTGTATTTAAATCAGCAACTATATCTGTAGTTGCAAGTGTGTTTAAGTCAGAAACAATATCACTTGTTGCTAAAGTATTAATATCATTAATTACGTCAGTAACAGCTAGTGTATTAACATCTGAAACAAAGTCACTTGTTACCAATGACATTCCAGAAGAAAAGTCACTTGTTATTAAAGAAGCCTTTCCTGCTACTGTAGCTATATTTGCAACAACACCACTAGAACCTAAAGTAGCCATGTTTGTTACGTTAGCACTAGTACCCAAATGACCCATAGCCGTTACATTTGCACTAGTTCCTAAATGACCCATGGCTGTAACATTAGCACTTGTGCCAATATGACCCATAGCCGTTACGTTTGCAGATGTACCAAGAAATCCCATATCTTCTATGACTGCAGATGTACCCAGTAAACCTATGTCTTCCACTACTGCAGAAGTACCTAATAAATTGATTGACGCTGTGACTGCTGACAAAGACTGGACTGCAGTAATTGTTGGTCCGGCTTCTACTGCACCAGTAGTTGCATTAAATCCTAAAACTGTACCAACTCTGTCTGCTTTCAAAGGTAACGTCGTACTTACTGCAGTATCTTCGTCTGCAAGTTGTAATGATCTACTAACAGTATCAGTAATATCGTCTGCTATTGCAGTAAACCTATCTAACTCTGTGTTTAATTTAGCAACATCAAATGCACCTGATGATGGAAAGTCTGTTGTTCTATTCAAGGCTATTGATCTTGTTATAACTACAGTAGAGCCACCTGATATACCAACAACAGAGTTGCCTGATGTTGTGTCTATTGTACCATTTGCACCATTACCACCTGTTACAGTGTAGTGTGTAGTTAAATCTTTCTTTGTGCCATCAACATAAAAATTTAAATCAGCATCATCAAAAAATTCAAACGGTACAGTAAATTGTGTCTGTGTTACACCCTGTGCAACAGTGTAAGATTCTCTTGGTGAATGATCGCTTAATGCTATAGTCATATTTGCACCTTATTTGTTGTTAAAATTACTGGCAACGCACAAACGATTATCGCCCACCTGCTATATCTCTAAAGTCTTCATTCAATCCATATAAAGATAACCAAGGCATACTTCTTGAAAGCCTCTTTGCACCCTCAGACTCACGACCATTTAGGTAATCATTACCTGCTCTTACCCAATCAGCTACTTGACCGGGAACTGCACCTGCAAATTCTAAACTTGCATCTATTCCATCAGGTTTGTACTTACCCATCAAAGCATCACTCTGATCTAATAACCCCGAGCCAATACCTGCATGCAAACTCATATAAAATATATCTGAATAAACTCCAAGAACACCTGAGAAATCCACAGTCCTTGCAAATAAGTCGGTAGTTTCCTTTTCAAAGAACCAAGGCTTGTTTCTATTTCGTATATTAAGTGTTGTGTAACCTAAGAATAATAAAGCTAAAGCACCTGCAACTCTGTTTTTTCTAGCAGGATCAAACATTGCTCCCGTTATTCTTGTAGTTGAAGCTAAACCAAAATTCATAAACTGAAATGGTAATCCTAATGGTTGATACTCTATTCTAGTTAACTTTGTATTAGCTTTGCTTGCTCGCTCATCTACTTTAAAACCTAGCTTATTCATAAACGGATGATGCTTCATATAAAACACACCATTAACTAACATAGGTTTATCAAAAGATGTGGCATGCATAATAACATTAGCTGTGTTTGTGTTTAATGCTGTCTGGAACTTCATGACTAACTCTCTATCTTGAACACTAGTTCCCCAAGCATCTGTGTTAGCGTAGTATTTACCATCTCCTTTTTCCCATGGCATATCAGCAAACTTTTTAGCTGTGTCTATATCTATAAAATGTCTACCCATCCATTCTAATTCAAAGTTTGTTGCGGTATTATTTTTAATTTTAATTGCTACTTCGATTAAATCTGATTGAGCCATAACGCCATTCATAATCTTGGCGTATTTTGTTACAAGACCAAGGTTATTTCCAATCAAAGGTATGTTGTAAAATGTTTGTGTTATTGGATTAAAAATTCTTTCGACTGCATTAGGCTGTATTCTCTTAACGCTATCCTCAATAAGACGTCTTTGTATTAATGATTTTTGTAAATCAATACCATCAATCTGTTCTGTGGCTTTACTCATTGCTTTAAATAAAACACCACGATCAGCTTCATTAAAGAATGGTGCAATGTTACCTTTAAGACCTCTTTCTAAAACCATAACACCTACATCATTTACAGCAGATAAGCCTGCTCCATGTAGATATGTCATACCTGCTATATCTTTTAAACGTTGCGTAACTTGCACAGATAATCTATCAGGGTCTTCTATTATATTCCCGGTAATACGCCTTATCTCTTCTGCAAAATCTCTTTTGATTTGTGCTGTCTTTTTTTCTGAATGATTAGCATTGATTGAATCTAATTCTATTTCATCTAATATATCGTCAATGTCTTTGTCTCCAAAGTTCCTTGCCCATTCAACTCGCTTACCCATTTTATTTGCGTAAGAATATATAACCTCAGGACCTAAGATCATATAATCTACAATCTCATGTTCTGGTATGTTAATAACTCTATGTCTTAAATGCTTTCCTGATCCTGACTTTTGTGGGTTAACAAAATCTAAACCATCTGCATTTTCTTCTAATATATTAGCAACTGTTTTTTGAGCAAATTTTCTTGGATTATCTATTAAACGATTAACATACTTACCTATTTTTTCGTCATAAACTCTAGCAGGATTTGTTCTTAAATGTTTTGTAAACTTATCTTCCAAACCTTTTCTGTATGGTTTATCAGTAAGCAATCTAGCTTTATTATAATAGATAGGACTTAACCATTCTTTGCTTAGATGTTGATCTAACAAATCTTCTGCTTCTTGCAGACGATTACCTACTTTATTTCTTGTTTGTTGATATAAGTTAAACTCTTTGAGTTCTTTTCTACTTAATCCTATCTGTGATTCTTTTTCTTTTAACGCATCAAACCTTTTGTCCATATCATCTAAACGTTTTAGTAATGAGGTTTTCTTAGCTCTTAATTGTGCTTCAGTTTGCAGTAGTCCTACTGATTGATTTGTTTGTTTCCATTGTTCGTAATAATTATCTAACCCTTTAATAGCTTCTTGTTCTGCTTTAGTAAGGTTTTGTTTTATCTTATGTGATTCAACTGGGTCTGAAAGTAATATTCTTTTTCTTTGTAAGTTCTCAAACCATTCATTAAAATGAGGTGTAGTGCCACCAAACATTTTCTTTCCTCTAGCTACAGCAGAGGTAACATTAATATCAAATACTTTTGTAGGAGATGCATCTGCATTATTTTTTACATCTTGAACATAGTATTTTTCAAAACTTGTAACAAATGTATTAGCATTTGCATTATAACTAGCTTCTCTTTGTCTCAAGCTTTGATTGCCACTCATGCCAAAAGCATTTTTTTCTAATGGTATTGATCCATTACCCTCAATTAATTGATAGTATTCTCTTTGTTTTTCTGTTCCATCTCTCATAATACGTTTGCCGGGAGTAGGAATAAAGTTCATCAAATACTTTACATAATTAGTTTGCTTAAGTTTTGATGATGCATCTACGTTACTTGTTGTTTTTACTTCCCCCGTAGTTGGATCAATAGTTTCTTTTTGTAGTTTATTTATATCTACAATCTCTTCACCATTAGCTAACTTGTTTAAGTTGTTACTTGATCTTGTTAGTCTTTGTATACCTGATCTTACTACGCCCGGTGCAATACCAAACACAGCACCTAACCCAGTAGATGAAATAACATTGATGCCAGTTTCTGTTCCAGTATTTAACGGATCAAATGGTGCTCGTATTCCCTCAGAAGCAACGCCATAAGCAAGACCACCTTTCATTCCTGCTTTTGCACCTTGTGCTAATGTCATACCACCTTTAGCAAATAAACCAAGTTGCCCCATAACTGGTAACGCAAAGAAAACATTTAAAGGATCAGCTATTCCTGCAACTAAACTAGAAGCATCATACCAGTTTGATCTTCCTATTATCTTTCTACGTTCTCTGTTTTCATCTATTGTTTGTTTTATAAATGCAAGGTGTTCGTCATTCCTGCCTCGAACTAACTCATCAATATGTTCTTCATATCCCTCAATGTCTTCTAATGAAAATTCTGTTTTTGTTCTTGGCACATTCCCAAACATTGATTGTTCTGAAAAGGTGTCATATATAGGTGCGTATGTATAGCCAAGCTGTGCTAAAAAGTTATCTGTAAAACTATCTGCTCTTGTGTCTTTCGTAAAATATGTATTAGTTGGCAACCCAACTGTAGGATTAGCAAATGGATTTTGGTTTTGTTGCTCTGCGTTCATTTACTGTTTACCTTGCGATAAGTTCTTTAATTTTTTTAATTGATTTTGAATTTCAACATCTTGCTTACCACCACCAGAAATACCACCTGATCCTATTACTGAAGCATTTTCTTTAAGTGTCTGTTTTTTAAATAGATTTTGTAAATGATTATCTAATGCCTTTCTTCTTTTCATTATTGTTTTCATATCTTGTGTTGTTGCTGATTGTATTAAATTGCCATTACCATCTTGCAACGCAACTCCATCTGCACCTACAGCTATATATCTAGCTGTTGATGCATCACTATTAGGATTAGCCATTAGAAAAGCATTCTTACCCAACTCTAAATTTTTACCTGCTAATTTTAGTTTTGCATTTACACCCTCTTTCCATTCATCAATTTTATCTGAAGAGATGTATCTTTCTGGTGCAAAGTTAGATGCCTTAACTACACCATCAAAAGTTGGGTTATACATAATGTCTGATTTTGTATACATAGTTTCGTATACTTGATTTAACGTATCAGTAATCTGATCTGTACTTATTTCATTGTTACTAAAAGAAGCTATAGCAAGACGTTTCATTACTGGTAATGAATGTAAAGACCATCCTTTATCTGATGCTATCTTTCTAAGTTCTCTTTCTACTATTGAATTAGGACTTTGATCCGAACCAAATCTTTGCTGTATGGCTGATCCAGTAACTAATCTATCATCATCTGTTTGATATGTTTTTAATGCGATACGATAAGCTTGATCTTTTTCCTCCGCACCCATTGATCTAATTAGATGATCGTATGTAGTCCAAAAGTTTACAGTATCAGTATCTAATCCTTTGTTTAAAAACCTAACGCCACCATCTCTACTTGTAGATGTCATAGCTTGTCTTCTTATTAGATTTAAATTAAATATTTGCTGTGATGTTAATTGGGAATTGTTCTTTACATTTCCCAACATATTAAACAAATGATTAGGTAATATATTTGTTTTTTGTAATACCATTAAAGCATTTTGATCTTTTAGTATATCAGGATTACTTGCCCAAGCGTAAGCACTATCATATCCAACAAACGCTGTGTCTAATGCTTCTCTATATTTACTAGTATTTGATGCTGTTCCACTTGCTATTTCTGTCATCATACTTTTATTTTTTGATGCATCTTTCATAGCGTTTTCAAGAGATGCTTGATTGCTAGCATTACCTGATATTCTAGTAACTATTGAGTTAACATTTGCATCTGTAAGACCTCTTAGTACATCACTAGTAACGCCTTTTTTTGCCAGTTCTTCTTGCAATGGCTTTGGAATAACATTGAAGTTACCCTCTCTAAAAGCTTTCTCAACAGTATTCATTTGCAAAGAATTAAAGCCATCCATCCCTCTCATAACTTTGGAACTAGTAATGCCAACTTTAATTTTGTTTTGTATGTCTGTTATTGTTGTTCTTGAAACTCTACCTTGAAGCTGAGCCAAGCCTTGATTAACAAGATCAATATTCATTTGCGAACTATCTGATAACCCATTCTTTTCAAGCATAAAGGCATCATTCATATAGTCTTGAATAATAAATAGTTCGTTTTCTACAGCTATTCTTTCTTCTTTTTCTACATCATCCGCATATTTTTTCATGCAATATTGTGATCTAAGCTTTGATGAATCTGTCCTATAC